CATCATAGGAAAGCAAGCCACATTCACCAGATAAATTAGCTTCTGGCATATGTTGAAATTTACCATCGCGTGAATATTTACCAGGAAGTTTCATAATCGAATCAGTATGATCTGGAAGAAGAGATATACATTCTTTTCTCGTTAAATGAGACCGCTTCCAAATACCATTACAATCAGATAAATCTTTTTTCTTAAAAAATGGATCAATTAAAAAACTATTATACGGACAATTGTCTACCTTAATGTTTCCAGAAATTGGATCTTTTCTATAATCTACCCAAACCTGTAATAAACTTAAACCAGTAACTAACGATCCATGAAATGCCTCGGAGATAGTTTCAAGTACATTCTCTCGACCATTAACCCAAGAAATAACTTTTGAAAACTGATCTGCAGTTTCCGAATCACCATTTTCTATTGGCGTAACAACCGAAGACTTGCGATTTCTCCGCTGCCAACCAGATACCATATTAATTATACGCTTTATACGATTAAAATTAAAAGCCTTACGTTGATTACCAGTAATAGGGCCATACATGTCATTCCACAATGACTGGTCCCCAGCTTCAAATCTTGTGTCAATGTCTGCTTCTTCCCAGAACGACTGATTAACAAGAATACTATCCTTATAGAATGTAGACATTCTCGCTAAGAGTGAATTATCATTTTCCTCGTAAAATTCAGGTCCGAGTTCAGGAAAAAGCATACTACCACCCTTTATTTTTGAATGCCACTTGTAACTATAATATATCGTAACAGTAATACTATACTATAGAACAACACATAACACATAAACCATCAAGCAACAAAAAAAATATAATACTTACATACTTCTTATATTGATTGTTTGTTCAGCCTGTCTTGACGCATTCTTACATATGTTTTGTTCTTGTCTTGCTTGTTTTCCAAAGTTCATGTCGAATTCATTATGCTCGGAAAACTTGCCACATCCAGTTAATAGAGCTGAGGCGAAAATTAAAGCCGCTAGAAAATATGTTACTACCTTCATGACTTTCTCCCTGGTTCAGATTTAGACCCATTACCTCTAATTTCAATCTATACCTAAACCTAAAGAGATTACAATAAAAATAGCAAAACTTAGTGAATTACTTTTCGTTTACTATTAATTCCATGTTGTAGTGGGCCCTTGAGTGAAATTTTCCACAAGCTGGTAAAACCAAGATACCAACAATAGCGATCAACAATAAAATAGCTTTCATAATTATTCCTAAAATTTTGGCATCCCATCTCTAAAGAAGGAAGGCATGTTAGATTGATTTCCATATCGAGCTTCATCTCTAATTTTATCTAAATCTTCAGCTGAGAGTCCATCCCTTGTTTTCGGTAATGAAATACATAAATATCGCATACAGTCAGCAGCGTGCGAATACTTATCGTGTAACGGGTTGTCCTTGTAGACCTGCCTCTTATTATCATACTCTTGCCTGTAATTCTCTAAGGCTCTAATTAAAGTATGGCATTTTGTTTCATCAATCCATATCTTACTTAAAGCAGATCGAACAGATTCTATACCATCCATGATTGAAATTTTAGAAGCCACAATAAAGTGTAAACCAAGCTGCTTAGCCTTCTCAATCCTTGTCATTCCAGAACCAAACTCTTTAACTGCTATATCATGAGGTGCTATATGTTTTCCATACGTATATTCCTTACTCAGAACATGGTTAACATAATGCTCTAAGCCCTCTTTATTCTTCTCATAATAATCTATAATTCTAACCGTCTGACCAATAACCTGAAAGAAAATAATAGATGTTGAATCTCTAACACCAATATCCCATGCTGTATGAACTTTAAACCCAGCTTCCCATGGAACCGTTGATATCTGATTATTAAGGCGCATTCTATCAATGTATTTACAATAGTAAGCACCCTCAACACCAGCATTAAAACTGCAAAAATATTCTTGTTGAACCAAATCAGGACTCATTAACCCTTCAGCAACTTCTCGTTCAATTTCTTTAGGATCAATATGCTGACATTCATTAAGTCCATACTTACAACTCCACCATTCATCAGAATTCTCTGCAAGCTGATAAATATCCCAGAAGTGATTTTTACCACGAGGAGTTGATTGAAATATCGCCCACCCTTTATTCGCTGCTAAAATCGGAGCCATTAGGGAGTAAACTCTTGGATTCTGCAACGCGTACTCGGAGAACACAACTCCTCGAGGGTTTGTACCAACAATTCTATCAGGGTTATCAGATCCAAGAATTTGAATGATGGATCCATTCGTAAGTACTACCTTCATTTCTTGGCTGTTCATCGATTCTATAAGTTGCTTGGGGATGTAATCAAGAAACCGTTCTCCTTGGATCGTAACCGATGACCATAAAATCTTCTTACCCTGTGAATATGTTGGAAAAATTAAATAGTATACACCCGGACGTGTTATAGCCTCTCTAATGACAATGTTCCACGTACACAGATCTTTTCCTGCTCGACGTGCCATTACGATTACAAGCCTTCTAAAGTGATCCTCAAAGAAAGCCTTAAAAATAGGTAATTGATAATCACGAGGCTTAAACTTGTTAAGATGTATTTTAACTTCTACTGGTTGATTGATCACAAACAGTCTTGTTCGTCAAATTCAATATCAAGTTTATCTAAGATCTCAAAAGCCTTTATTTTATCGAAAAGTAATCTGTTTCTGAGGCCTATCTTAGATTCATGACCAGAGACTGGTTTATCTTCAATAAAATACGGCGCTAAACTTATAAGTTCTTTAAAAGAAATAACTATAACCTGCATAGCTAAATTAATAATATTCTGCTCATTAATTAAATTTTTCATAACTTCTTCCCCGTTAGGATTCTTAAAGAAATTACTAAGCTTATTTAAAAGAATCTTCAGCCTTTTGTAGTTTTTCTAATTTAATTTCTTGCTCCAGCAAAGCATCTTCTTCTATAGTAGCCTTAATACTTTCTAGAACTATCGCTATTCTCTCTAAAGCAGAACTTGAAGCCTCGGCTCTTTTATCCATTGATTCAAGTGCCCTTTTAATCTCAGATAATTGAAATTCCATCTTTATCCTTCACCGTCTAATGAATCAATAATTAAAGTCTGATCTAACGCATCTTGAGTTCCAACAAATGACATCTGATATGCTTCTATCAAGTTAAGCGACACAGTCCAAACATTAAACTGCTCATGAGGTAGCATATCTTCACACTGAAGTAACTTTTTAGCTATATCGATAAATGTATCTATTTCTTCTGGAGTAGGTGTCCCATTGTAAATCTTACGATAAAGCTTCCAGCCTTTTTTTTTCAGTCTTTCGATTTCTACTTGAACCTTATTCCGTAAAGTATAAACCTCAAGATCCTCTTCTATTTTTTGAAGCTCTAATTCAGGACCGCGCATCAACTCTCTACGCTTAGTTTGATATTCTATGTTACGTTCACGATAAAGAATATAATTCTTCAAAAGACTCATAAACTTACTCCTAGAGACTTGGAGCCGGCAACTGGAATCGAACCAGTGGCCTGTAGATTACAAATCTACTGCTCTACCATCTGAGCTACACCGGCATTCAATTTTTTCTTACTGCTACTACACATCTACCATATACTTATACCAAAAAGGAAATAATATGAAATTTTATATTAAAATCACTCTACTATTATTTAGTCTATTTCTCTTCGGTGTTATCGTCGAATATTTCGGAATAGTTACTTAGCTAGTTTTTCATCAGGATCTTTTGGCATATTATCAGTTGTCTTACTTTTATCTTTATAGCTATCTAAAATAATAGTATAATTTTTCGTACTTTCTACGTCTGCTTGAGTACTTGCTTTAAGTTTTGCTTGTTTCACATCTGCAGTCCACCACTCTTCATCGTAACGGTGTTGCATTTTCATAACCATGGCTGTGTTTAATTTATTCCTTAACGCCCCTAATTCTCTTCTATTGCCTATGAATTTTAATGCTTCATTTCGCGCAGCCTTAAACTCTGGATACTTTGCAATAAAAGAATCAAATGTTGAGCTTGGTATCCCTTTTTCTAAATAGAACTGTGAAATCTTGAAAGCATTGTCATCGTTCTTTGCCCATTCTATTATTTCTTGTGCGAGTCTCATTATCAAGGAACGAGGAGCAGGTACTCTTTTTTGAGTATAAAATTCTACATACGATTCAGCCCAATCGTTGTGCCCCTTTTTTTCTGGTATGCTATCTTGAAGTTTTTTAGCTTTCATTATCGTCTCCGATAGTAATTGAAATAATTGTTCTTGCTTCGGTTGCGTAATGCTTGCTGGCGGTTACTTTATAAACCTGGGAGTCATTATGGTATAAGAGTGCATCGCAAGCATCAAGATAGAATTTAATAAGATTATCAATATCTGGTTTCTTTATATGTGGGGTATCAATTAATAATGCTTGTTTCTTTTTAGATAGTGATTTTGGTGGAGCGAAAAAGAATTGAAAATCTACAGAGCATGGTTTGCGATGAATTCTTGGATATTCTTTACTTAAAAGATATGAAACTTCCCAATAAGTTATTTCTTTTATATCCACTTGTGAATCATACATTCTTCCTTTAGCCATACGGGGTCTTTTTAAGTGAATAGGGGTACCCGATAAAGCAAGAGTAAATGTTTTCATTCTAGCTCCTTCTGCATTATTACCGACTCGTTAAATTTTTTCTGCTTCTTTAGTATTTTCACTTATCCTGTTATTTATTTGATTTGTTATAACTTCTATTTGCGTTCGGATTCCACCGAAAATACTATCATGAAGCCATAAAGGAACATCTAAATTACTATTAAGCTTCTTAATAAATCCATCCCGTAGTTCACAAAGTTCTTTGAGTGTTTCTTTAGGACGACTCTCGATAGTTTCGCGGCTGCATAATCCTGAAAATCCGCTGGAGTTACAAGACCTGATGGAACGTCGAGATTGGCTTGGTTTTATATTATGTTTTGATTTGTCGTGCTTTTGATACGGGTCCATGTAACTATCGTTGTAACTTGGGTCATTAATCATAGGGTCTTCACTTTTTAGGGCGTTTTTCTCAAATGCTTTCTTCAAAATGGAAGAATCTACAGGGAGGTTTTTGTCACTGGTTGCTCTTCTACACATCGCTTGAAAGTATTCGAATGGGTTATGTATAATTTGTCTTGATGATTTTAAGGCATTTTCTGCCTCTAGTAAAG